ACAGCACCAAACCCAATCGCTGTAACTTCCTCAATACCCTCTTTACCACGACTATCGATGTTCTCCCATTTATGGACTAACGTATCACCGTCCATATACTTCGTCATCATCTTAGCCGTAGGTGTTACAGGCTTCCTTCTTGTAGTCGCATTAACGCCAACGATAGGCACTTCACGACTCAGCAGAATAGTAATGATGTCAGGAGGAAACCGCATATCGCTGTCCACAAAGAACAACGCATCACAGCCCTCTTTCAACGCTACCTCTGCCAACTTCTCACGCTGGTCAAATATCAGCGTTCCCGGCATCGTATAAAGGCTTAAACCACCCTTACCATCCTTGCATCGGACAGACGCATCATGTGCAGCCATCTTCGCAAAGTCGAACGCAAATGCCGTGTGAACCTCATCCCTTGCAGGAACGCAAACACCAACTCTCATACTGTACCTCGATACGTTTTCCAGACAGCATTATCAGGATCATTCAGCCACTTGGCAAATCCAACGTCATCAATCACCCTGAAGCCCTTCATAATCCCCATCTGGTTAAGTACATCAATAACCGTGAAGGGTATTCTGGCAACATGGTGCAGATCGTTTAGATGCCCTTTGCGCTCTTTATCGAAATCTAACTGAGCCTTGTTAGCCTCAACGATCTCGGTAACATCCTGCTTCGTCTCGATGACAATCCCACCGTCACCGTCCTCATATACTGTTTGAGTCCGTATCTGGTTACTCATAAATCCTTTCGTAGTTCCCCCTAGCCCGTAGGCTAGGAGGATTTGCTACTAATTACAGCGACATATCCAAGTCAGCGATAATGCCATGTGCTGCTTCGTTCTTAACTTCCAGAGTGACTTCAGCCAGCAACTGAGTATTCTCAGAGTCACCAGTCTTAGCCAGATCGTTAGTCTGGAACGGACGCAGATACGCCAATGCTGCGTATTCTGGATCGAGTACCAGAGCATCACGGGTACGCATGAAGCGGTTAGGAACAACCGACATCGTGCCAAAGTCAGACATATAAACGTCAGCAGCACCGATAATGGTGGTCGGAGTGTTACCCGGAGCCATGTAACGCTGTGCAGCGATACCAGCAAACGAGCTAACCTTCTGCTTACCAGAAGCGCCAACCATCAGAATCTTAGGTGAGCCACCCGATGTAAACACCTCTGCAACAACAGTTTTCAGCAAAGCTTCGGTGAAAGTGCGCTGAGTACCGTCAGTACGAGTCGATACACCGATGGTCGCTGGATCAGCACCGTCAGAGGCTTTGTCAGAGTTAGTCTTGATCCATGACAGCAGCGAACCGAGCTTACGAGCAACAGTCGATGTACCAGCCGAACGACCTTGGTTAGCGCACAGGATAGTCTCCAGATCACGCTTGATCTCAGCCGATGCTTTAGCCAGTTGATAAGCCTTTTCCGACTTACGACCTGCCTTGTTTACTGTGTCCAGAGTACCCGAAACCTGAACGGTCTTTTGGATAATCTGAGTGTAGTTACCAAGACGAACGGTAGGAGCCAGAGTAGCCGAAGTAGCGTCTGCACCTTCAATCGCTGCGTTAGCAGTAGTAGCAGCAGCCAAGCTATCAGTCTGCCACTCATGATAAACGGCTGTAGCTTTGGTCTTGCCAACCGAACTCATAAAAGGAGTCTCAGTAGGAGAGATGTCATAGATGATGTCGGTCAAATCTTCCCGCTGACCAATAGCGGTATGTGCTGTAAATGTAGGCATGATAGTTCCTATAAGAATCGTTCAAATGCTCTTGCGGCATCAGCAACCCTTCCGGTCTGCTTTGCTCGCGCCTTTAACTTATTCAGTTCCTCGTTACTGTCTCTGCTCTTTCCTACACCCGACTTCATAACTTTCGGGGCTTCGTTCACCTTCTTCGTGATGGCAGGTTTAGAGCTTTGCAACTTATCGTATTGCATCGCCTTGTATAACGCTAGAACTGCACGAGAGTCATAAACTCCCGCTAACTCTTGTTCAGAGAATCCTAGTTTGAGTCCAAACTCCCTAAGTTCCCGCTTCATCGCATCACCACGCTTCGGGTCAGCATACTCAGGAATAACCTCTGCCAGCTTACGAGCCTCAGCCTGTATCACAGACCCTAGCTGCTCCTGACGTTCCTGCTCCTGCTGCTGTGCAATTCGCTGTCGTTCAGCTTGAACTTGAGCTAACTGCTTCTCCCGTTGAGAGAGTTCTGCGACCTTCACGGCATAACCGATAGGATCGTTTTCCTTCAAATAGTCCAGATTCTCTGTCTCTGGCTGCTGGTTGAGCATCTGCTCTATAACCTGCAACCGTTCCGCATACTGGTCTCGTAAGTACTTGGCTTCCTCGATACGCTGTCGTTCAGCCTCGACTACCTTACGTTCTTCAGCTACGGCTTGCGATTTCTTTGTATAGTCTGTGCCAAGTTGATAAGACTTGATAAGCTCATCAAGGGTTACCTCACGTTCTTCACCGGCTGCTTTCACCCGGAACGTCTGAGGCTCCTCTTGCTCATCCTGCTCATCTTCTTGTTCTACCTCATCAGAATCGTCTGCGACGTATTCCTCAGATTCGGCTTCGCTATCGTTGGCTTCGGTTTGAGATTCAGGTTGTTCCTGTTCGGAGCCTTCTTCCCCACCCATAAGACCCAAAATAGCGTCAGCTGCACTACCTACATTCAACTCTGGACTACCGGAATCCGGTGTCGTTCCTTGAGTATCGCTCATCTTTTCTTTCCTAAATTATATCGGGAACCGCCCGAAACGGGTTACAAAATCTTTAACCGCTTCTCCTCAATTAGCTTGTCTGACGCTAACCCTTCGAGATACGTTTCAATCAACTCTAATGCCCTCAACTGACGATAAGCAGACTCTCTAACCTCTACTTGACCATAATCGCTAGTTGCGAACTTGGCAATCTCGTTAGACCGGAGTTCTTCCATCATTTGCTGAAAGTTCTCGTCTTTCAGGAGTATCTCAGCCCAGTATGCCTTAGTCATTGTTTAGCCTTTTTATTTTTCTTTTTTGGCAACTCTACCTCTGTTGCCCCAATCAATCCTAATGGAACTCCTGCCGCCAAAATGCTTGGATTTGTCACATCATAAGTTCCACGATTACCAATGGCTGATTTAAGCTGATTTGGACTAAAAACATAACCAGTTCTTAAATTTCCTTCTTTATCTAAAAAAAGTACGCCATCATAACCTTCTGCCTTCAATGCTCTATCTGATCTTGAATTTTTACCCCAATCAGAAAATCCTTCTTGAGTTGCTGGGAAAATCTTTGGATTAGTTACTTGTGCATTAAGGGGTAAAACATAACCTCCTATCCCATGGCTTGCCGTTTCTGAACCAGCGTATACATTTGCATATTCAGGGTTGCCAGAAAACCAAGTCCTATTTCCACGGAATTCCGCAATAGCTTCCTCTGGTCTTGCCACATCAGTTGATGTTGTACCATGATAAACACGTTGCTTTACTACACTAGGCTTAAGGAATTTTTCCTTTGCTGAAATATTCCCAACTTTAGTGGTTCCAGCAAAGCCCATCGCTAAGTCTTGATTCACCCTATCCACATACTCCTTAGCAGAAGCCTGTTCAGGAGTCACCAGAAGCCCTCTCATCTCGTTTAACTTAGCCTGAGTCGCTAGGTTAGAAGCCTGATTAAACGCCCTAGCCTGATCGTTTAGAGAAGCCATGTACTCTCTAGGATCACTTACCAATAGACCAACATTAGCCTTAGCACTCTGCTTGGCTCGGTCAATCATTCCAACGATGTCAGATAGCAAGCCCATTATGCAGTCAGATTCCCTAGCTCTTTGATCGCCTTCAGGACAATATCAGCCTGTTTAGCTCTCGTATCCTCATCAGCCAAGTCCATCGCTAAGATAGCCTGTAACTGCTTAACCGCTAACTCAGCCTCACGAATCCTCATGTCAGCCTCTTGCTGTTGGGCTTTCATGCTCATTTCCATGCCCTTACGGGTAAACTCAGCCTCTAACGACTGACGCTCTAGGTCTAGCTTCGCAGCCTCGATCTGAGTCTTAGCTTCGGTCTTTTCACGCTCTACCTGAGCCAACATCTGAGCTACTTCAGCCTGTTGATCCGGTGCTGGTGGCTGTGGCTGAGATAACTGCTCGTTCAACTCTGGAGAAATCTCGTTAAGGAAAGCGTTAGCATCCTTGAAACCAGACGCTTCAATCATTCGAGCCAATGTATCTCGGTATTGAGCAACGCTAACCAACGGATTACTTGCGCCAAACTGAGTCAGAATCTGCTCCTGTTTAGCCATAATCATCTGGAGCATAGCTAGTTTCTGCTCACGATCCCCTGAACCCAAACCTACGTTAATGGCTACGTCGTACTGGTTAGTCCACGATCTAGGATCAAACGTAACAAACTTGCCACGCATACGGACAATCTTTGCCTGATCCTGATACTTACCCAATAGGTGAAGAATCCCCTTAAACAAGCTCTTAACGCCTGTCTCAGCAAAGATACGAGCAATCAACTCCAGCTTGCCAGAGTTAGACTTCATCATCGCTGCAATAGCCGTAGCGGAAACATTATTCAGCACATCTGGATCAAGACCCTGTTGCTGGTCATTAACACCTGTCCGTTTAGCCTGAACACCATCCATGTACTCAAGCAATGGGAAAGCCTGAGCCGTTACAGCAGGAACCTCTACCGGCATAATCGCACCAGAGGACTTCATACGGATCAATCCACCCGGAGTAGCGTTCAACGCATCATCCAGATTAACCTGACCCTCAACCACGCCTAGACGAGCATTGTTCGTCAGATACAGGTTGTCCAGCATCTGTCTCGTAACAGTAGACTTGATTAGCTGGATGTCCATAGTCCGGTCTGCCAACGACTGACCAAAGAACTTATGCGGAATCGGAATTGGACAGAGACTGTGGAACGGAACTAGGTCACATTCCTCGTCATCGAGGATTTCGTTGCCCGAATAGGTAATCTTCCGTAGCTCGGCTATACCATCGCCATTTACGTCAATATGGATGTAGCACTCGTAGACCTCAACCACCTGCATCGTGTAGTCGAGGCTGATGTTCTCATCCGGCTGCTCACCCTGAGAAAACCTAGCTACTCGTTCAGGAGTGTACTGAAGGTCATCATAGCTAGGCAAACCTTCCACAATGTCCTTATCGAAACCCATAGCCGTTAGCTCTGAGCGCGTCATCAAACGACGGTGAGCTACGAACGGACTATCCTCAATGGTTCGTGCAGACTTGCTAATTAGGAATTCTTCCGGCGGTACGTTCTCAATCTTCACACAGCCGTACTTCTTAACCGTCTTAACCTTGACCGTGTACATAGGAATCTGAATAGGCATCCCCATCATATCCACGCCACCATCAAGCATCTCAACCTTCTGGCTAGTTACCTCAATGCTCGGATCACTCAAGAGCAGAGCTAACTCATCCTCAGTCAGATTCTTGTAAGTTTCCTTGTTGACATCTTCCTTAGCTTCCCAATACGCCTTGACTACGCCGACCTTCTGCATCAGCGCATCTTTGAACCAGTTGTGCAGGATGATTAGACCGTCATTCTCACGGTAAAAGACCCAGTTACAGTAGTCTGTAGCCTGTCGTGATGACTCCTCATCGTCTGGAGTCTGAGGCTCAAATGAGACAATATCCTCGGTAGTCGTAAAGACTCGGATAAGTTGTGGTAATGCTCCGTCAATAGCTTCTGCTACCTCGCCGGTAACAATCTGGCTACGACCTTCTACCTCGTTGCCATAGGGGTAACGCAGGTAATACTCTAGTGCCTTAGCACGTTGGTCGGTAGTCTCGGTATCGACATAGCCAATCGCATTGTCGATTTCATTCTCAAGAATACTCTTGATCTGCCCTTCGTCCATCTTCATAGCAAACCCCTAAGTTTTGCTCATTATACAATCCATTTAGTCGAAATTGGCAACGATGTCTGCCATGAAGTATCTGTCTCGTCAAGACCAATCGCTAAGTATCTAAATGCGTCTGAGTAATGGCTAGACCAGTCATGCAATGGCTTCTCGTAGAATATCTGTCTACGCTCATCATGCTCTCGGCGGTAGTTCCGTAGCGCATCTAGTCCGTTCTTTGTTCTCGGATTGAACCAGCATCTAGGCAACATACGTCGCACAGCCTGTATCCCGTCGGCAACGCTAAGTCTCGGAGCGACTGTGATGCTAAGACCCGCTTCCTCCAGCACCTCTTTACGGCTCTTTCCGGTTCCGAGTTCTCTAACCTGCACGTCATGGGGCAATATCTGGTCAAACTTCCCATAGTCGTTATCCTTCAACCAGCCCACATACCAGTCCAGTCCTACGCCGTGATTCTCTACGCAATCAATGAGCCTGACCTCTTTCCCGGCAAGCTGAGCAATCCATATCGCAGTCGAATCCCCCATCCCCAAATCCCAAGCAGCGAAGCTACGGCACAGACCGTCAGTAGGAAAGTCAGTAACACGACCATTGCTCTCAAGATCATTAATGAGCTTGCCATAGTAAGACCCCTCAACCGCTGCGTTAAAGGAACACTCGAACTCTTGGTTATAGCGATCTTCCCCCATCTCTCGATAGGCAGCCTTTAGCTCTGAGTCAGGTAGAACTCCGGTCTGACTAGCCTTGAACTCTAGGAACTTCCAGCCTTCCTCAGTCTTGGCTCTGTCCGCTAGTTCAGCGAAATGGTTAGCCCCTTTAGGAGTACCAATGAAACAAGCCCACCCAAGCCTATCGGCAAGAGCAGGTCTGACGATCTCGTTCCATATTCTCGGATTCTGATCGCCAACTTCGTCGATAACCACGCCATCGAAATACTGACCACGCAAGCTGTCAGGATTGTCAGACCCGTAAAGACTAACCCTACGCCCAAAGAAATCAGCACGAAGCTCAGAGACATTGTAGGTAGCTCCTAGTGGTCTGGTGTACTTCTGAAGGTAATCCCACGCTACTCGTTTGGCTTGTCCGTAGGTAGGCGCAATGTAGGCAAATCGTGGGTCTGGCTTGTCGCACTCGATAGCGGACTTGATAAGGTGATTGATTGCGCTAACAGTCTTTCCCATACGACGATGGGCAACCACCACAGTAAAACGATGCTGCTCAATGGCATCATGTATCTCTAGCTGCTGAGACCTTGGCTCGTAGTCAATTACGATCTCTGTCATGCAGTCTTTTGATACCCGCAGTTCAGACACTTGCTATTGACCAGAAATGCGCTGCACATAGGGCAGTTAGTCGGCTTGTAACTCATTTCTTTCCTCCCCACTTAATGACCATCTCTTGAGCTTCCCCATCCTTGCCCGTCACCTCAGTCCTAGCCAGCTTAGGGATATGGTACTCACTCATCTTCAGCATAATGTCCAATGCCTTGTAAGGATCAGGCTTCATGCCTAAGACTTCATCGCCCTCTGCGACCCTCTGTAGCCATCTGTCCATATATTGACTATTACGGCTCAATAGCTCTGCAATAGCCTCTCTTACGACCTTAGTAGACTTGTTTACTGCTCCTTTAGGTCTACCCTTGCCGAATCCGTTTTCCGGTTTTTCTTCGGCTATTTTATTTTCTTCTGTTTCCATAATTGCAATACCTTCCGGTGTCTTGCTATACTCTGATTGTTTCTAATAGGAATTATAAATACACTTGTTTACTAGCTTCTGTACACTACTGAGACAGGAGGATTTATGTCACCTATCGTTAATACTGATGTTCAAATGCCTAAAGATGTCTTTGATGCCTTAGTGCTACATGAGACTTACTGCGTAGTTTCTGGCATTGAAACCACTACACCAGAATCCGTTAAGCAATGGCTGTTTAATCGCTTCGGAGAAACTATAGCAGATAAGTTTGATGAGTCTTATCTGTTTAATAACCGAGTGCTTTAAGCAGCTTATCGTCAATGACTCCAGCATACGGCTTCATTTGCAATGCTCTAATGTCTGTCTGTGCTGGCTTTGTTGGGTCTACAATTCCTCGCTCACGAACAACTTGTGGCAATAGCTCAAAGATTGTCCTGTTTTCCTTCAATCTTCCTAGACCCTGACCCGGAACTCCTTTCGGGTACGATGGATGCCCAGACACAGCAACAATAGGACTGCCAGCAAATATCTCGCCAATATTCATAATTCCAGCATCAGCAGCCATCAACTGTTTCGGATCAGCAACAGCAAGTCTAGCCTCACCAATACTCAAGCCACCAGTATTCCTGAAGTTCGTATCCAAAGCGTTCTTTAATGCTTTCCTAGCTGAATCTGGAGCGCCTCTAAACTGATCTACGCTTTGATCTGAAGCCAAGCCAGACCAGTCAGGAATAAACTTCTTTATCTCTTTATCAACTTTTGTCTTTTCTTTTTTGCTTAACGCGCTATTAGCATAAGACAGCATCGTCTCACCCGTCATCGTTGCAAAGTCACCACCAGACGGAGCCATTCTCCAAGGAATGTATAACGGGTTTTGCCCTGTAACTTCTTTGATGACCTGAGCATTTTGCATAATCTGCTTTACTGGCTGCTGACCAGATGCCCAAACCTGACCGGGATTGTTAAACATATAATCCTGACCACCTAGCAATCCAATAGGTCTGTCTAACTTGACACCTTTTACCTGCACCAAGTTACCACCGGCAGCCGTTCTATCCGACATTGACGTTATGAACGGTCTACCAGCAAACTGAGACAAATCAACAGTCGGAACCTGATTTGAACTTGTAGGATCAATAACCGTAGTTAAAGCTCGCAACCGTTCCTGCTCTAGCTTTCTTGGGTCAAATCGTGGGTCAAACTTTCCTTCACGAAATAGACCACTCTTAAGCGCACCTTTAGGAGCAGTTCCAATAGAACTACCGCCAACTCCAGCCATGCCTACGTTAATCGCTTCTTCTGGGCTAACCGCATAGCCTTTTGCAGCCGTTATAGGCGTAGACACAGCCTTCGCTAACTCATAAATCAACTCTGGAGCAATCAAGCCTTGACTCTTGCTGTATCTAGGCAGCAAGCTAAGACGTTCCTTCATAGGAACCATGCCAAAGACTTCTTTAGTCTGACGCTCTACAGGTGATAACAGTCCTTCAGCCATAAATTACCCCGTACATATCCGGTCTGTGAGCCTTGATCCACTCCCTCGGCTCCTCATGGCATTTCTTAAAATCCATCCCTACTGTCTGTGATCCAGCATGGTGAACATACGCCCTGCTTACGAAATGCCTAAATCCCGCTTCTTGCAGGTCATGGCAGATTATATTAT